GGCGGCCGGGCGTCTAGGATTGCTCCTAGTTGAACCTGAGGTGGGGTCTTTTGCCGCTGAGCGACTCCTCCTCAATCTGGGCTAGCAAAGGGCTGGCTAAGTTTCCGTTCAGCTGAGAAACGGTGACGTCCATTAGTTGCAGCGTGACACCGGTCCAAGCGGTCAACAGGGGTACCACGACCGACGCGCCCTCACCAGTGATCGAAACCACGATGGAGCACATAGCCGTGCGTGTTGTTGTCCCTGTGTCCGGGGCTGCGAGAACATCGCTTCCCGAGGACCAGTTGTAACCAACGCAATTGGTGTAGACCGGCGAGCTGAAGCCCGTGATCGCACCAGTCGTGTTGGCCCTCAACCGATAAGTGATCTGAAACAAACCTTCTTCCATCCACTCAGGCAACGAGATCGAGCTCGTGCCTATGGAACCTGGGAAGTTGTTGCCGGAGTTGGCAACAGCGCCTGTGAAAGGAGCCGACAGCGTAGGTGTCGTCGACGTCCAAACGGCGCTATACAATCCCAGACCTAACTCCCCCCCGAGGGCGAGTTTGGGCTTATAAAAATCGACTTCATACGAGATCCAAACCTCAGCAACTGGGCTATTAGCACCAGGGCACCCGTAGGTTCCTAGCGACAAAATGCCCAAGTTGTAGAACTTGGAATCCGCACCGTCGGGTATTATATTTCCCGTGGGTACATAAAGGTGTTGTAACACGTTCTGCTTTCGGTCACATTCCACTGGTATTAGCACTGTGTCTGATATTTTCACGGAGTTGGCGAAATAGTAATTCAGAAGTTCTTGCTTATTCGTAAAAGGGGGATCGTCTATATCGTACTGCGTGGCTCCAAACATTGTGCCCAAAGATTGCGCCGTGGACACGTCTGATGCCATAGTCTTCAATGTGACTATCAAACCCTTAAACTCATATTCTTCGAAGTTGTTCGCAATGACGGACAACCATGGAAACAAAGCTGGGTTGGCTGGATTCAGGTCGAATGTGTCAAGGGTGAATGCAGTTGGGGAGCCAGTCCCCGTGTACAAATCACCTATGTACTCTTCCTTTCTCACACGCACAACTTCACCGCCGGGGGAGTTTGTAATACGCGGGACTGACTGTGAGCCTTTTAGCTCTAGTTGACCAGGGTTCAAAAGTGTATTCTTCTTCACCTCATAGTCTCCTAGGCCGAATGCTCTTAGTACCGACCCCACGCCCTCCCCGACGATCCTGCCCTTGTCTCCGAAGAATGCTTCGCCCAGACGGTCGAAATAGTCCGGTGCGAAGTAGTCCCCGTTCCCCTTCATTGGTGTCTTCCCTGGGATCCTGAGGTAGTCTCCTCGACCGGTCATTGAGATCCGGCCGTTTGGGTGCACAACAATGTCGGTGTTGAGGGACTTCTTCAATGTCTTGGACTTCTTCTTGGCCCGCTGGCGTTTCCTTCTCTCCTTCCTTTTCGCTTTCTTTTCCGCTAAATTGGTTGACATATTCCGCTAAACCAATGTCTGCAATAAGGTCGTAAGCTTGATTAAATTCTCCTTGTTCGATCAGAGTCTTTATTCTACTCAGTATGGTACAGTCCATACAAACTTTACTGCTAGCCCCTACGCCCCCTCCTTGGCAGAGGGGGCGGAAATTTGGACAGTTTACCGTCGTGTCCAGGACTAAAGGGCTTCAAGCGTAATCTGCCCTAACCAGCTTCTCAAAGCCGGGATGCTCGAGGAAAGACCAAGGAGTCATCGACTTCACGGTTGCCCGCAAAGTCTCCCACTCCTCGGCCTCAATCCCGTACCGTTCCGACATAGCATCCCAATCCTCGGGCCACCCTGGAGATTCGGCTTGCGAGGCCTGCACCTTCCAAGGCGCGGTGTCTTCGAGTTTCTTGCCCGTGGACTCGAGCTGCAACTCTATGACCCGTTCGACGAAGTCCCCCACCAGGGGGACCCGCACGAAGCGCGAGTAGCACTGCGCAATATCTGCCAAGAACATTGCACCTGCCTTATTGAGATCCTTTATGCCATAAATGGTCCGGGGATCGACGAGACTTTTTCCCATTTTCAAGATCCTTGATGGTAAAGGACCCCACACATAATCACAATCGATTTGTGCGTCATCATATTCCAAACGAACTGGGCGTGGCATCTTGTACCAAGCGCCCTTAAGGAATGTGGCGTGAGTGATGTCACGGGGAAATTTCCACTTTATCTTTAAGCCAAGCTTCTGCATGGCTCCGTCCATGATCATATGACTGATCTTAAACGTGCACTTGCATATCGCATGGCATAAAGCATGCCCTATGACTACAGAGTTTCCGATTGTTGTATCGGGTCCTCCAGTTGTGCGCATCGGCCGGTGTATTATCACCATTTGAGCACCGTCCTTTGTTTTACACACGTAGGGTGCAGCGGAAACTGCTTCCATGACATCCAATGGGAAGTCTGGAACTCCGAGTTGCCTCAAAAAGGCATATTCTAGCCGCAACGGGCCATATGACAAGCTTTGATCACATTGCGAGACGTCTCCTTCGTAGAGATTTTCTACGCCATCTATACGCGAACGTATAAGGAAATCGTCTCCTGCAACGAGGACAGCGATGAAATCGCATAATGGTGCTGACGCATACCAACCGGACAAGAGCGCATCGTTCGCGTCACAACCGAATGTGACGTAAACAGGAATGTTTCTCTCACCCATATAGCACGCAGGAGTCGTCCATTGTGTCCCCCAGGACCAAAGCAGATGCAAACGTTTGGTTGCCTCTGTGATATATGGCCCGACGCACGCTTGTACAATCGGAGATACATTAGCAACAGGTCGTGGTTTAAGACAGGATTGTCCCAGGCAGTTCCTTTGAAACAACAGCTCGTTCGTTTTCACAAACAAGTCAACCCGGTGACATTCCTTATCTTCCAACCTGATGCCATGTTTTTGGAGAGATTCAACGGCCCTTTCGGCCCGTTTACGCTTGTTACCCGAAAAGTGTTCGAGCCATTCCTCGACATGGCTTTCCCACACAATTGGGCATCTCATCCAATCATCCGTATGTAACAATTCTACCTTGTCCCACGCTTTAGCTTGGGCGCGTGGTTCAAGGGGAGGTGCCGCGGTTATTCTTGCATCTATCATGCCCAGCAAGTTGGCGGTCGAACGCGATGGTGCACGTCCAACTGCACTTGTGGGCACGATGAAAGCAATTATTTCCGAAGCAGGCTCCTCTGGATCTGCCAATAAAGCTCCTTTTGTTTTGATTGTCAAGTCTTGCGGCTTGGCATCATAGAAGGGCTCCGTGTCTTTCTTGACCAATCCATCTCTGGGGTCAAAATTAGAACAACGGACATATTGCGGATTAGGAGCATCCCTATCTTCCCACGGTTGCAAATAGTGTTGAGCTACATGCTCCTTCCAGAAAGATTTGGGTTTCTCCGGGTCCGTTCTCCAGATGAAATCTGTCACTACAGATGAAATCATTCCCAACGCGGCTCGTCGGGTGGATCCGCCTCCATTTATAATGCCCTTTGATAGGCACAAAGTGTTCCAAGCTAAATGGAAGGCGACTCCATATTTAAAGGGCAGGCTCGTTGCGATGAAGTGCATCGGGATCGTGACCATGGCTTGCAAAACCCTAGGGTCATGCACGCCTTGGAAATCATCCCAAGTGCACAATTTCAAGAAGAACTCGAAAAAGGGGAAGTAGAGTCCTACAGCCGGATTGACCCGCTTGAAAGACTCTTCTGCCACGACTTCACCGGCAAACAGCGCCCATTTGGCCAGCATGACTCCGAGATTGACGGACAAGAAGGTCAGGCTCCTAACGAGCTCAGGATTTTCATCCACTTTTGTCTTCACTGTCACGTATGTCTCGGCAATTTTGTTCTTGCCGGCAACCACGGTCGTCTTGACTTGTTCCTTTTTGGTAGAACAGTAGGCCGCCCAAGACGTCGGGAAGAACCGCTTGATCTTGTTCCAGAGAGACACGATGAAGGTGGGTGTTGAGCCCGCCATCATTCGTCGCCGGATCAACACCGCAACACCCAAGAAAGCGATCGCTGCGAAAGCCACGAAAATCTTTGAATTCCGCGGTTTCGCATCTCCTATTTCTTTAGTTTCGGCGTTGTATTCAGCCATGTCAGCTCCGTGAACCACGTTTAGCGCTTTAACGGTGTTCTTGCGTTTCTCCATATCGGATATAAATCCGTAAGTCACGGTGTCTTGCAATATTTTGACCGCAGTTCCAGGGAACAGCTTCTCCAAAAGGGCCAAGCGCGGCTCCGATTGGAATTTTGAAGCGGCCAAAGCGTGCATCTGACGCCATGAGTAAGGTGTGAGGGATTTTCCAACGAGGGATATGGAAACCCAGGACAAGAGACTCCGATCGATAAGTGCCATTCTCGTCGGAACTATCTTCTTGACCACATAGTTGGGAAGGAACGAGCAGAACAACTCCATCCATTCGCTAGCCTCCGGGAGGGGCACCCAGAGGTTAGGGCTCATCGCACCTAGAAATTGCTCATCTTCTGGTTGACTCGCGCTGCGCACGAACTTAACCATAGTGGTGTCGCCAACTTCTTGGTGGTCTGACCATAGATAGTAGATACCGTCTACTTCAAGACTTCCTCCCGGATGCAACCAGTCACACGGGTCATGAAGGGGATATGGATTAGTACGTGAGTCCGGCCTACTCATGATCAGCTCCTTGGTCCCTGAGGGGTCCCGAAGCCGCATCCATGCTCCTTCATTTTGTATGGTTCCAAGCACCCCTTCGAACTTGTGGCCGATCCAGTAAACTGGGCCGTGATCAGCCAACTGTCTGAGGTGGTGGGCACTAAGATTCTCTTTGTGCCACATATAAATGTCGACGAGGATGAACCCATCATGATCGCTAAGATCAGGATAGGCTCCCGCTCGCGCCCTAGTGATGTCTTTCACAACAACCAAAGGGCGATAGAGCGTCAACTCGAATTGATCTTTCGGGTCAACTCCTACATTCAACATCTTGCTGCAGTGAAGATCTCTCTCTGAACCAAAAACGCTCAAGATCTTCCTGCAGCCAGCCTCATACAGCAATGAAATCGCTTTCATTGTTGCATATTTCCTGACAAGTGCGCTCACGGCGTGAGGGCCGTAAGGCGTCTGCATGTCTACCACTTCATACGGAACGCCTGCCTCTTGGAGGCCGGCGATCACGTTAGTGGACTCCTTGTGCACTGGCACAGAGAACTCCCTAAAGTTCAATTGCACTGTTCGCACACGAGGAGCGGACGCAGGTGCTGGTGGCTGCGCTGGC